AAATCAAGATATCAGAAAAGAATTGAAAATTACACATAAAAAAACAATTAAAGAAATTCCTAGAGGACATAAAGCATTAGTCATGAAACTTCATGAAGAGAGAAATAAGATTAGAAATACTCCAAGTCCTGTTCCTAAAGAAACTACTCCAGATAAAAATGAGATTCAAGTTGGTGAAAAAAGGAATGTGATATACATGTATGACGAAGATATAGCCGTTCGTAATGAACCTACTCCTAAAAAACTAAAAGAGGATTAAAAAATACTGTAAAATTTACTATTTAATTTTTACATAATTTATATTTAAATTAATTTATTCATAATTTAATTTATTATTGTTTATTATTGTTTATTATTGTTTATTATTGTTTATTATAGTTTATTATAGTTTATTATTATTAATTTTGTATGTTTATATATCTACTTTCATTAACCCGCCATTAATTACAGAATCTCTAATATCAATTTCAGCCACTAAATAATTATTATTTTTATCCCTAATATTTAAATCTATATTTTCATTTAAAGAACCTAAGGCTACTAATTTTGGCATATCTTCAGTATTATCTATAAATTTTTCAAGAATTCTAATTTTTACTATTTTATTATATCCTACTCTTCCTCTTTCTTGTGTCCCAAAAAATTTTATGTAAGAGGCTTTCATTCCTTTTGGAATATTTATTATAGCATAAACTTTTTTTGGAGTAAGAGCATCTAAATCAGTGCATAATCCAGAATCATATTCTGAATTTACATAGTATAAATTATTTTTTTTATCATATTCTGTAGATGTTTCATAAGAAGGTAAAAAATCTTTTGGAAGAATTTTTACTACATGAGGATAATAATCAGCAAAAAATTCTCCCAAAAAATTTCCCAAAATATTTTTTTCATTAAATTTTAGTATAATATTTATTACAATATATACTCCAACTAATATTCCTAATATTGTCAATATTTCAACTGATAGCATTTTTATTATATTTTTTGTTTTTTTTATTTGTTTTTTTTATTTGTCTTTTTTATTTGTCTTTTATCTATATTATATTATAATAAAAAAATATTATTATATATTGAATTTATTGAATTTATTGATTTTATTGAATTTATTGAATTTAGTTTATGTATAAGTTTTTAACCATTCTTTAATTTTTTTATCTGAAATCTTTTTTAAGTTTTCTGAAGATAATAATTCACAATTAGCTTTATTATATATTTCAGATTTCCTATCTAAAGACATACAGTTAGTCATGTAAATTTGATGAGATACATACATATTTATACTACCAATATGAAGTTGTAAGAATTTTAATACTTGGATATAGAAATCTTCAGGAATATCCTTTCTATAAAATAATGGTTGATTAATTTTGAAATCATCCATACGTTTTAAATAGAATTCTAATATTTTATCTGGAATATCTCTCTTTTTATGTCCTACTAAGTAGAATTCTCCTGATTTTTTATTACTGGAATGTGGTTTAGTTAAATGAATTTTTTCAAAACATAAGGCATATAAATAAATAAAAGATATAAAATATCCTGTACTTTCTAATGTCTCTTTCATTTCAAAAATTACTGGGGTAAAATGTTTTACGACCACACTTTTTCCAATACTACACAAATATATACAACTTATTGCCTGTGCATATTCAAGTTTTTGAAGAAGATATATATCATTTCCTTCTAGCCCACCATCACTTGTAACTAAATCTAGCTTAATATTATTTTTTGTGAAGAATTTTTTCATATGCATAATATTTTCAGGGACTGTTATATCACCAGTATTATCTTTACCCCAAAGCCATTTTTTGGGATTATTTTTTATTAAATTGAAAGTGTCGGATATCATATTAGGAAATCTTTCTCTTATAGAGTGATTGTATGGATTTAAGGAATTAGCCCACCAATTATATTGTGTATTTGTATGAAATTTTTTATTACGAAGATTTATATAAGATTCAACACATTTAATGAAATGACCTGGAGCTTCAGCTAAGTACATCATATTAACTTGTTTATTCCTTGGGACTAATGATGGTATCATATTTAAAATTTCAAATAATTTGATAAACGCAGAACTTGGGTTATAATTAATTCTAAGTTTTTCTCTTAGTTTGGGTTTTAATTTATTTCTTAATAATGTTATATTCTGAACTACATTTATTGTGATATTATGTAATTCATCCTGTTTTTTAAATTCATCTCTTAAATATTTAGATAATCCAAGTGTTTCACTCAATTCAATTATTTCTTCATAGTCATATGGTCCTATGTTTTTACCTGGAAGTTTATTTGGAAATTGGTAATCATCATTTGGAATCTTAAAATTTAATTTATCATTCATATCATATAAAGTAGTTAAAACTTTTGATATATATTTTTCTTGTGTTTTCATTAAAAAATCATTATATGGGATTTTATATTTTTTGTATAAATCTAGTAATAACCTATATTGATCGAAAATAAATGGCTCATACATATTTCTTAAATATATTTCATTATCTAATTTGTCTTGATAAGGATAAAATAAATTGTAAATATATTCCATATATTGAACTTGTTTTATTGTCACAAAATCCATATAATTATTTATATCTATTGATAATTTTGTATGCTCTCTTTCATCATTTAATTGAAGTATTCCTTTCAAACTACTAATTTTTTTTTTATTTATATTACTTACTTTAAAAGAAGTTAATATACTATTATCAGGTAGTTTATTACCTGCATTATAATTAATTAAATCATTTACATTAACTTGATAAGGTAATAAATCTTCATATAATTTAAATAGTTTTTCTAATTCTATTTCTGATATTCCTTTAAATCCTATTAAATCAATCGTATATCTAGGTGAGCCACATATTATATAATTATCAATTTTATAATCTTCAAAATATTGTCCAATTATATCAAAAAAATCTAAAGTTGCTTTGGTAGAAAGTCCAATATCAAGCATAATTTGAAAATTACCTCCTTTTTTAAGAAATCTAAAAGCTATAGCAGAAACTTTAATATAATTAATTAAATTAATACTAAATCCAATATTAAGAAAAATAAAATCATTCCAGACTTCGGAATGTCCGAATATCATATCAAATGAATTCCATTCTGCTTTATGTTTTTGAAATCTATTTTGAATGTCATTATTAATTTTTTCTGTAAAAAGATAATCTTTAATTTTTAATTTAACTTGATTTTTATATTCTTCTTTATAAGAATTTGTCTTTGATTCAATAAATATTAATTTTGGATTAATTTTATTATTGGATTTATATAAATCTAGTCTATTTTTCAAAAAATAAGCATCAGTAATTTCTAATACTTTTGATTTTTTTGTATTATTAATAAAGTATGAAATATATTGTAAAAAAGATATAGGATAACCTATAGCAAAATCTGTTTTTTTTAGAACATCAATATTAAAATCATAATTTTTAAAATTTTTATCTACATCAGACATAAATTTAAATTTATAATTAACAACTTTATGAGAACTACTTTCAAATGTATCTAAACTAGATGCTTTTTTATAGTTTGAACCTCTTAACGGTTTTAGTACTAAAATATAAATATAAGCATATATTTTATTATAATCTAGTTTTGGATCAAAATTTATTTTACTAGCATATTTATGTTTTAAATTTTTTAATTCTGTTAATTTATAGTTAAATGTTAATGCTCCGCCAATCATACTATTTGTAGATTGTTGATAATTTTTTAATAATATATAAGATAATAAATATTGATTTTTAAAAATAATATTATTAAAATTATTTGTTAAATATTTAAAATCAATATATGGAGTATCTAATTCTTTTGTTTTAGGATTTTTATTTAATATAATAGATCTACCATGCCTTTCAGTTCCTGAAAAATTACTTAGGTAATTACTACCTTTTGTAAATTTCAAATGAAGCGTAGAGTTTATAGGTGGAGAAAATAAATTTACATATAAATGACATAATATATCATCACCTATATCTCCGCAATATATATTTTGATAAACTTTTAATAGATTAAATATTTCTTCTTTATTTGTTTCATCTATATTAAATGGTCCATTTAATGAATTTTTACTTTTTTGAAATAAATTATTTTCATGAATATTATGAATATTATGAATATTATGAATATTATGAATATTATGAATATTATGAATATTATGAATATTATGATACTTAAAATTTTTAATATCTTCTTTTAAAAATACCCAACCAATTATTTCTTCGGGCACATCAACACTAGTATCAAATATTATTTTTTTAGTTGATTTAGTCAACAATATAATAAAATTTTCACTTTTTATAAAACCTTTTACTCTTGTTTCATCTATTTTTTTTTCTGAAACAAGTCTTTTGTGAATATCATTTAATTTAGAAAATATAGAATTTCTTAGCAATTCATTCCATTCATAATATGTATTTTTTTTAAATTTACTATCGTTATCTAATATAATGACAAGTAGTTCAAAAAATGGATATATAAATTCAGGGAAATATCTAAATGGATTAGGAATATTTTCTGAAATATAGTCTTGTTGATAAAAAGTTTCATTAAAATTATCTCCAATATCATTCGGTTCGAATATATCTAATGCTATATAGGGAGGCTCTCCTAAAACTGATTTAAAATCTTCTATTACTGGATTTGTTATTCCATCTAATAATTCAAATGACTCATTATATTTAATCTTGTATCCAGCTATTTGATTCAAATCTGATAAAATACTTACTTTATGTCCACAACAACACAAAACGTGTCTTCCCAAATTAAAATTAAAAAAACTTGGAATTTCTTTTTTTTCAAATATATTTACTAAATTCGGCTCTATTTTTATATGATAAAACTTATTTGTTGTTTCCTCTTTTAAGATACAATATGTATTATAATTACGTTTAGAATATAAATAAACTACTCTTGTAGCAGGGTTTATAAATAACATGTCTATTTTTTTTCTTTTTTCTATATCTTCTGGTTCCCCTCCTGCTTGAATCACTTGATTGGTTTGTGAAGGAACTAATATTTTTGTATTTTGCATTCTAAGTTCTTGATAATATTTTTCATCAGAATTACTACTGGATATATAAAAATTAAAAGATTTTATGTCTTTCTGCTTTAATATTTCTATTATATAATTTAGTGTGTAACGATTTTCATATCGATGTTGATATTCCATAATATCAGTAAAAGGAGGATGGTAATCTGCGTGCATAACTAATCCATTAGATGGATAGTTAAAATAACATAAAATATTATGAAATTTATCATTTGTATCACTGACTTTTCTTAGTTTTAATTTTTCTATTAAAAAGTTTTTGACTTTTTTTTGGATTTCAATTAAAACTTCAGAATGTTCTTTTTTTAGGTCTTTTATAGTTTTACCTAATTGTATAAATTTTTTTGTGCTATTATTAAATTCAAAAATATGAAAATAATATTTAATATTTGTAGATAACTTACCTAAACACATATCTGTCAAATATTTTAAACTATCAAATATTTTCTGATCGAAATTTTTTATATCATCTGGATTTTTTCCTTTAGTAATTTTATCATACAATATTTGATTTTTAAGATATTTTGGTATTTCATTTGTTTCCGTATTTAATATAGGTGAATAAAATTTTAAGAGTTCTTTCATTCTTAAAAAATCTTGTTTTTCCTCTTCAGATGAATAGTTTTTTCTCATATCTAAAAAATGTTGTAGTAAACTTTTACCTTCATATTTTTGTAAAAAATATTCAATAAACTGTGTATTAATATGTCCGAATACCAAATAATGTTTATTTATACCTGATATATTAACACTTATAAATTCTAAATAATAATCTGGTAAATTAACATCACATATTTCAGAACCATCGCTCATAACAACTTGATTATATTCATCAAATTTTTTTTTAAATTGGACTTTAATTTGGTCTATTTCTGATACAGAAATTTTTTCTAATATTCCATTCATACTTTCTAAGATTTTATTTATAAAACAACCATTTGTTAAAAGTTCATGATTATTTTTTTCAGCATAATCTGGTAATTTTTTATAAATTTTATATGTGTTATCCATGAAGGATTCGTCAATTAATCCTATTTTATCAGCCAAATTATTACTTGGAGAATCAGCTAACTTAAATTGTAGATTGCCTGAATCTATTTGTATTGTTAATAATTGTTTTGATATTAAAAATTGTAGATATTCTCTACTTAAACTTACTAGACGAATTGATGCGGATGAATAATTACTCGCTCTATCTTGTGGTTTTATATTTGTTTTAAAATATTTCCTTGTGCTAGAACAAAATTCTTCTTTTGGAATTTTTTTAATAGATTGACGACTAAATTTTGATCTTTTTATTTTTCCCTTTAATGGATTATTTCCTTTTCTGGTTATATAAGTTGTCCTTCTCATTTAAATTATTATATTTAAATATTATATTAAATTATTATATTATATATATTAAATTATTATATTATATATATTAAATTATTATATTATATATATTAAATTATTATATTATATATATTAAATTATTATTTTA